TAATACAGACGATTATGAAAACAAATTCTGAATCTAAATAAACATACAAACAACGCCCAAACAAAGAAGGTCGTAACGAATTTTCCAATGAAATAAAATCTATTACAAATTGATTTTATTTACAGAAATAATTTATAGTTATCATATTGTGTCTCCTCCATCCACATCACCTGCAGGAACGGGTGATTCATCCGAGTCCGAATCAACAAATAGCGGCTTTCGATTTGTAAACCCTGATGTACGCAGTGTATCTACTTCTTCCCAAAATTGAGTATATGCAGGAAATCCTACATCTGCCCACCATCGCCGATTTCGCATAACGGTTGTTGTAAACCAATCTTTCACATACCATTGCGTGCGTTCCAACACGGCTGTGCCCTTCGGCATCCATTCTTGCATCTGTGCATAACCAGCATCTGTGGCTTCAAACAAAGGACTGTACTCATATGTGTACGTTGAAGGATCTGCATCACAGGAGGGTGCTGTGACACAGACTGTTCCAATTCGAGGTTGTTTGGACAATACAAGTTGATCCGGCGAGGATAAAATTCCAAATTGGACTTCCACATAATCTACCGCATCAACATCACAAACTTCGGCTTGAAGTTGCATTTGGCAATAATAACGAATTGGAATTTTTCCATCAATAATGCGTGAAATAGGACATTTGATTTCCAAGAGTCGTCCAGCCCGGGATCCCTCGGTGATCAAGCCGTCAGGACTTGCACCCAGTCGCGGCAAACTAGCATGTTTAACACGTCCTAAACCATCATACACAGGTGATTGTGCAACCAGAGTTTCAAACAGTTGACGTGCGACTGGTTCATAACGCCATCCCCATTTGAACGCAGATAACCCGTTTTCACCGCTTACAAATACAGTCTGTTCTGGGGTCTCGTCATCTGAATCGCTTACTTCAGCACGCATGGCGGCTGGTGCGCACTTTTTCTGAATAACACTGGTTCGTTCGGCTGAACTACCGACACAAAGCGCGCCAAATTCGTGTCCTGATAAAATATCACGGGCTTCGGTATGCCATGCATTCGATTTCTGTATTGTTTGCGGCGCGGCTTTCAGACGATCCAGATGTGTGTTGTTTGGTTTCAGTGCACGGTGTGCGCGCTCTACTTGGAACAGAAAATATTCGTAATATAATGAACGTAAAATCAGTAAGGCGTCATTTCGTGCTCGCGGCGAATGAAACGCATATTGAATAAATGTTTGTGTTGCTGGATGCATTTCGTGTGCCATCCATTCGCTTAAATCCCATTCATCTTCAAGTTCAACGGGATTCACAGACACCCAATCGTTGAACCATTCGGTGCATGCAGAGTAGACCATCTCTATTGTAAGTGACATTTTTATTCTTTTATTCTGATGTATTTCGTTTTGTTGAACGCACGCTTTCAATTTTAAATGTAGCCGGCGCAGAAGGATCACCTGTGCGTATAATTTTCAATCCTTTAACACACTGAATAGAACCGTGTTCGTATTGGATTTGTTGTTTTGTATTCAAAAGTTTTGCGTCGTTTGCACGGACCAAATACTTGTATAAATTTTCCTTATCATCGGTGTTTAAATCTTCATAGTTATCTGCAAATGCACGCAATTTCTGCATGCGAATCCCACGTTCAAGACGGAGCCACGGTTTCGTTAATGAAACTGCGGCTGCTTCTGCGGCAAATAAATCCGTCATCTGTTTTTCCTGTTTCTCGACAACGGCTGTGGCTGCAGTGGTTTCTTTTGATTCGATGAGTAAATTGGCTGGTGTTGTGGCTGGCGTTGTGGCTGGTGTTGTGGCTGGCGTTGTGGCTGGCGTTGTGGCTGGTGTTGTTGGATCAGATGTTGGCTTTAAAGGCGATAAGGCGCGCTTTATATTCCGACGTGTTGTTTTCACCCGAAACATACTTACGAATTCCTTACATTATAAACGTGCGTTTCGGTTTAGACTAGGGGCAAAATGACGTTGAAATACCAAATTCAATATAAAAATAAAATCCATTTACAATTTATTCCAAGAAGATTGGTGCCAATGATTTGTCAATTAGTGGTTTAGACCTCTGCGGCATATACAATGTTTTAATTACATATAATTTAGAAAGAGCATTTACTATGCATCCATATTCAAAATGGGAAGAAATCGAACGTGAAAAACGTGCATTTATGCCCGCTCTTCACGATCCAACTACGTTTCATCCGGCGTGTCAAGTATTGCGCGTGCGCCAAGAATATAATGGACGCGATGCAATTAATTCACGTTCTTGGGATTTTTTCCATGCAACGCCACCAACACAAGTAAGCGAACATGGACTTCAAACAAAAAATGCTCCGGTATATATGGACATGAACCCTATATCATCACGAACAAATACAGTCCAATATCGCACTCAACCGTCGTATATACCAGATCCACCACGTGAAACAGCATCACCAGGGCTGCCATCAGATACGTTTTCAACAAACCCATATACACAACGTTTGAATGCAGGAGGTCAAGATGCAAGAAATATGATTCGCGAGTTACGTGGAGCTGTTGTTGAAGATAATCGCGAACGCGGAATTGATGCAGCACGAGCCTTGACTGCGCGACAATTTACAGATCGCTGGTTACCGCCGCGTGCAGGTGCCGATTTGGCTTCATTGCAAGCATATGAACTTTTGCGCCCCAAACAGGATGAATGGCGTGGTGCCACCACTGGTACTAACTAGGGGGGGGGCATTTAATTGAAATACCAAATTCAATATACAAAAAATAAAATCCATTTACAATGTATTTTATTCAAAGTTGAGTTAAAAGATTGGCTCACCATTGGTGCTAAGTGAAATGCACAACTACTTCACATTCATGAACATTCACCTTTTTCATCGCCGATTGTGTGAGTTCACACCGTTTTTTACGACTTGACGATGCATTTGATGTTGTTTCATCGGCTGCTGACAATGTAGTTGATGATGTGGAAGATGCAGATGTTTCTGTGCGATCTTCAACTTGTGTGCGTTTTGTACTTGCGGTTGTATTTGAACGACTATAATGCTGTTTTAATGTCGAATTCATATCTTTTTCAATTTCTTCGCGATGTTCATGTACAAAATTAAAAATTTCCTTTTCAATAAACCATCGAAAGAAATTGAGTTGTCCAACTGTTGTGACAAACGGATCAATGCCGCGCGCTTGAAACATTATGCGCTCACGACGACAAAATGGATCAAATAATCGTTTGCTATATGCATTCAATTCACGTTTGTAATTAAAATATACTAAGAAATGTCTGCCATTCAGCATATACGACGTGTTATTTTTCTTGGCGTAATTTGTAACAAAATAATCAACTAACCGAAGGCTAACGGAAGATGAACCTTGTAAAATAGGTAATAACTTTTCTAAATTGCCCGGCGCTGTATAAAAATCTTGTAACCAACTTATTACTTGATCTTGCTTACATTGAACGCGATGTTTTACTGTAACTGCACGTCGTTCCAGAACAGGGACTGATGTGGCAGAGGCTGGGGTATCAACAATCACATTCTCAGATTCGGACAACGATGGTGGTGATGGTGAAACAGATAATGTGTGAACAGCCTCCATTGTTTGTTTGGATCTTCTCTGAAAGTACTTTCAATCAGATTATTTTAAACCATTCGTGTGTGCACATAGGTAACACGGTATGATATGGAATATAAAAAATGTATGACATATAGGGAGTGAAACCAATGTCAACTGATATTGTCACAATTTCAAATAAATCCTATAGTATCTCACAATTGCCTGGAGATCGTTCGCGTCGTCGTAAATACTTTAATACTTTTAAAGTTGATGCAGCGGCTGCTGTAAATGCAGCAAAGCCTGAAAAGAGTACAAATGCTGCAAATACACAGACTGAACGTGAAATTGCACTTACAAAAGAAGAATCACAACTACTAACCGATTTGGGCATGGATTCAAAAATGATCAATGTATTAAAAATGTATTTACCGACATTTTTTGATAATTTGCAAACATGTTCATCTGATAGCAGTTTGATTCTTAAAAAGAATTGTAATATCTCACAATATGTCTTATGGTCGATTATGATTGCAAATAAAGAACTTACTGATAAACGCATTCGCCAAAACAAACTAAAGTATTCGCCACCAACGCAACAACTCAATGTTGCTATGAACACAGCCATGATTCATCAAATGCGTCCAAAGAAAATTACAAATCAATATGATAAATTGTTTCAATTGATATTGATAAATTCTGCTCCCGAACCAGAAACACAAGAAAAGCGTGATGCATTTGCTTCATTGCTTTCATTGCGGACTTCTCCAGAACAGAAAAAACCTGAAGCAAACCTTGACGCAGAACCAACCTCAGAACCAGAACTAGAACCAGAACCAGAACCAGAACCAGAATCAAAATCAAAACCAAAACCAAAACCTGAAGATGAAAAAGTTAATAAATTGTTTGCATTGATTTTATTGTCAAAGGCAGGCGCAGAACCAGTAGATAACTTATGTGAAGAACTTAAAACACTTGTTCGTGAACGAAAATCACCATTATATACATTTAGTCAAATGGGTTCAACTTGTGCTACAGATTCCTTATTTACAATATTATTACAAGCAGATAAAATAAAAGATATTATTATAAACAATTGTGAGTTTTTATATAAAGACGATATGGATGCGGCGTTGAAAAATGCCATGCAAAGATATGTCAATATGTTGGAATTAGAAGCAACACATGCGCCAAGTGAAACGAAACGAAGAAATAGTATTAATTTGTCTCATGGTCATGGTGAAAAAATGTTGAAAAGTGTCTCTAAATCTGAATTATGCATTGGTGCATCTCGCGAGAATATAATTGAGTATCTTACTAAATTAAAAACATATCTATTGTCAAAAAAAGTCCTAGAAGCCAACAATCTTAATTTCTTTTATGGATATGATAAAATCAAAGACAAATACAAAACAAATCTCAATAAGATAAAAGGCTTTTATATAACACATCGACCCGAAATAGACATAATGACGGATGGCAAATCAGGACATGCAATATCAATACTTAAAATAAATAACGTATGGTATATATCTGATAATGAACACGGAATGTTACATAAAATAACGGATGAAAAATTTATTAAACTACTATTTTACAAACTATATAATTCCAAAAAGGAAGATGATTTATTATTTCAAATGTGGTATTTTAAAGAAAGGAATTCAACCGAAAATCTAACATATTATTTTGTATTTACGTATCCAAGTAAGGCAAATCCTGCTCAAGATGTAACGTATACTTATCCTCCGTTTCCTCCCACTACAGACTTGCAAACACTTAAAATTCCAGAAGTAACATCACAGCGCATTATAGCATTAACATATGAATACACAAATGATATTGAAGAACGTGATGCATTGCTTGATGGATTTGTGGAAAATGGTGAACAAATTGAGTAATAGCGATGAGTCAATCGGCTTTGAATAAAATACATTTACAATGGATTTTATGCAATGGAGATTGGGTTTAAATATTGGTTCATCACTGATCTCCACTGTTGAGTAAGGTTAATAAAAATATAATTATACGTATATAAAATAGAAATGAGCATCACATTTTTAGGACAAAAAATTGCAACAGATGAAAATTCCAAAAAACTTAGATCTGAAAGCAAAACAGGATACATTGAAGGCGATAACAAATTATTAAATGTTCTTGGAATAATTGGAAACAGAAATAATGGAATCAAACCGTCTCCATCTCCAGCAAATATTCGCGACTTCTTACATTGGTTAAGTGGCAATCACGGCGCACCGCTACCTCCGCTTGCACGTCGTGTATTATGTTTGAAACGCGCAATGATTCTTCAAAGCATGCCTTCGACTGATACAAGCACTGCACAACGTACTACACAAGAAGGTCAAATCAAAGAAATAGACGAACTTTTAAAAAGAGATGGCGTTAATGCAGAATCTCTTACAGATACAGACAAATGTGAATCTGCTCCATCTTCATTTGTTTCCACTTCTCCGACCCCTCCTGAATTACCCACATCAAATCGACCGACCGGTGGGACAGTTGTAGGTGGCATAGGCACAGGCGCAACGATGAAACGTCCGGAATGTCCTGCCCCTATATTGCAATGTATATGTAATGGTGAATCATCAAATATAAAAACCATACGCACTCAAATTCAATCATTGGAAATATTAATCCGTGAAATTCAATCACAAATGAGTAAAGCAGGTGCAGCAGGTGCAGTGGGCGCAGCAGGCGCAGCAGGCGCAGTGGGTGCAGCAGGTGCAGCAGGTGCAGTGGGCGCAGCAGGTGCAGTGGGCGCAGCAGGCGCAGTGGGTGCAGCAGGTGCAGCAGGTGCAGCAGGCGCAGCAAGTGCAGCAGGTGCAGTGGGTGCAGCAGGTGCAGCAGGCGCAGCAGGTGCAGCAGGTGCAGCAGGTGCAGCAGGTGCAGTGGGTGCAGCAGATGCATGGGAATTAGTAGAAACACCAATGGATGGATGGTGTTTTTACCATTCTTTGTATGGTGCAGCAAAAGATTACCCTATCACCCCTGACAATCCTGATAACAATGTTCTCAAAATGGTAATCGATGCAATAATTGGAAAAGATAAAATGGATCCGAACACTGATAAACAAACTGTAATTGAGGCTATGCGTCATTCTATTGCAGAACGGATTCGCGATGAACCCAAATGGACAGATGAACGTTTGGCATTTCTAAATAATGCTGCAAAAGAGGTGAAAACGAGATTCAACGGTGACAAAGATTCTATGATTGCATTTTGGGTTCAATATGCTGACTATAAGGGTGACGTAACAAAAATATCAGATTCTGACAAATTACCAGAAAAATTAGTGGATTCATTAACCATAATAAAAGAAATTATAGTTGATGCAAAAAAGGAAGGCGGACTTTGGAACATTTACATGAACTTGTTAACTGCACCAGGTGACGATTTCACAGATGATATGAAAAATGAATACAGACAAGATTTGTATAATTATTATACATCAACATCAGGACCAACTCCCTACACAGTAGATCTTGAATTTATGATTGTTAAAGACTTACTGTCCAACAACAACATTGAACTTATAAGCACATATCTTCCTGATAAGGGTATTAAAACAACTGATGGGAAAATAATATTATATGTTTACAAATCACAATCGACAAATATAGATCATTATAAATATTTCAGACTAAAGTCTGGTGTGACGCCACCATTGAACGCAAACAATGCAAACGATTTAGTAAAACAACTTATATCACGCATTCAAGAATTGATTGGTTCTGTAAACGATCCTTCCAATAATGCACCAATGAAAACATATAAACGTGATTTACTTGAAAGACTTGAAAACATTTATGCATTACTTCTTTATAAAAAAATACAGTTTTATTTGTTATTGGGAGAAATTAACAAAACACTTGCTCTAAAAGACGAAGAAGGATCTGTACCAGCCGATGCAATTGAATCATATAAATTATATGAATTGAAATGGAAAGACGATTTGCAAACAGAATTGGAAAAAAAAGGTGATAGTGATACAATTATTACTATTAATGGTTGGATGACAGATTTTGATAACCCGTTGGAAGCACTGGATTCACGCAAAGATGCGATTTACACAATGATTAAAACTATATATGATCAACTTCTTATTGTAAATGAAAATTCATGTGATGAAAAAGTTAAAGAGGAAAAGATCCAGTCTCAGACTAAAATAGAAGATTTGGAAGAACAACTTAGAAAATGTCAAGACAATCTTAAAGAAATAGAAGATCTAAGAAAAGAACTTGCAGATTGTCAAGAATGTCGTAGAAAATGCGAAG